TTTGACAGTGTGTTTCATTCAGGTATTATGGCGCCCGCAACGCAACGGAGGTGTGGCCGAGTGGTTTAAGGCAACGGTCTTGAAAACCGTCGACTGTAACAGGTCCATGAGTTCGAATCCCATCGCCTCCGCCATATTTGGTACCGACAAAGCCCTGATTATTCAGGGCTTTGTCGTTTCTGGGGTATTCCAAAAATACCGCTTCATGGAATGTGTTCCATAACTTTTGGGGACGCGTTCCATAACTCACACATTTTTGCCCTTCTCTCCGGCGATCCGCCGAGTAAAAATCACACTCACCCCAAAATTTACTATCGTTTAACTGGCACCCCCCCCTTCCTCACAGAACCAAGGAGATGGCGATGTCAAAATCAAGCAACGGTAAGAGTGGATCGGCACCTGCTGGTAAATCCGGTGGTTCGAAAGCTCCACCGGTAGCGAATCTGCCCAGCACTACAGGAAAGCCTTCGGGAGGCGGTCGCGGTAACGGGCCGTCTAAAGGCAAGTAATTTTCTGTTTCACGGCTGGCTGGTATTAGCGTCGTCGGCCGCCTCACTCCAATCAAACCTCAATCCGCTTCTTGCCACACCCGCTACGCTGGGTTCTTCCAAGGAGGACACCCAATGCCTAATTCTGACCTGCTCCCTTCCCTGCTTTTCAAAATCAACGAAAACCAACTCGCACTTGAAGCCGCGATCATGGAGCTGACCCTTTGGGTCGAGCAGCGTGGTTCAGCCGACGTCGCCGAGAACGTACGTGGCGCACTATGGGCGATCGACAAAAATGAAGAATTTATCAAGATGACGCTTGCGGTTCTTATGGCGCCTGAGTGACCGCTATCGGCCAATAGCTGGCACTCCGCTTGTCTACAAGCCAGGAGCGCTTCACTGCGTAGCCAAATGAACGACTACTTTTTTCAAACTGCTAATTTTTCACTTCCGTTGATTAAAAGATCGCTTAAAAGTCTGATTAATTGACATACTAAAGATGGCTCGATCAACGGTAAAGTCTAATGTGTCGGATACGACGATTAGTGATCTTAATTCTTCAGGGAAGTCCTCGATACTAGCGTATACCGTTGGAATCAGATATCGAAAGTAGTCTCCAATTTCCGCGTCGCCCTCATAACCAATCGGATTGTCTCCGCTGGAGACGTAATCTTCTAGCGCGTGATAAACATAAAAACCTTTTATTGATGGAATTGAATACTCCGTAAGCTCTTGATAAAAATTCGATCTTTCTAAGACTATGCGCTCCATCTCGCCGCGCGACGAGGGGTTTAGCTCTCTGCGAAACCTATATATATCTAAAAGAGTCTGACCTTCCTTGTTTTTTGGATAACCTTCAAACTCACGCAACTCTTCCCACATGAACTCATTTATTCTGTCGAGTTTTCCCTCTAGCTCTGAAATAGCCAACAGACTCGAAGGGATAGCGCCGAAACAGTTATTTACCATTACAGCTATACGCCCATATCGATCCATGGCGAACCACGTGAAGATAGTCCCAAAACTTGGCTGCCAATCTTTATCTAACGGCATTACTTCACCTCTGCTAAAACGTGTATATCGCCTGAGATTATTGTCGCCAGTGCTGGATTGGCCCTGTTACAGAACTTTTACTGATCCAGGATCCTACCCTGTGAACTATTACCAGCGCTAGATATTTACTGATTGGGTGGGGGCAGTGTGGCATAGGCTTCTGGGTCAATTCGACGTCAGTTCCAATAGGCTCGGGCCTAACGCCTTTTCCTGCTTGTGGACGGTATGATCAACGTCAGCTTGCGGCCAAAAGCGGTCGTTCAGTAAAGAGGGAGAAATTTCCAATATGTGTTTTTTTCGCAACAGATTAAAGCCCGCTCTTAGCGTCCGAGTGGGGGCGGCCCATAAAGTTCGGTTTCCCAGTCTTCAAGAGGTGGCGTCACTTTGAAAGATGAGTCGCAGTAGGACCTTAGGTAGTCAGTCGCTCTCTTTTGGGCGTGGGTGAAATTGAGCACATTCCCTTCACTGTCCATTTCTATCACGTTCGCAAATATTGCGAACACCATCTCAATTGCACTTGGTTCTGAGCCATAAACGTCTAGGTACTCCACGTTTTTTAGCATGTAGTGGGTTCCACTTGCCATGAAGTATGCAAATGTTCGGAGTGCCCCACTGAAATCGTTACTTAGCTTTTTCATATAATTTTTCGTAGTAAATATTCTGGTTTGATTGAAGGGCGAGCTCTATCACGTCCCAAGCAAAAAGAAAGGCTTGTACCGTTAACCAAGATCTAAGAATACACAACAGTACCGGACGGCAATTTTATACCGCGCAGAGAGCGGTAACAGACCCCGTTCCCATACACAAGGCCCGCATCCTGGGCTTGAGCTTTAAGCACTAACGCTCGCAGCTTGTGGACGAGTCGAGATAGTCGCTCCCTGAATAACAGCGGTTGAATTGGCCGCCGTGGTTGCCTGGGGTACTGAATTTCACCTAGATATTCCCGCCAGCTTGTGGGTCGCTGATATAGCGCCATTTCGAAATTATTCAAAATTTCCACCGCGTTATTTAGATCGTCACCTCTGAGGCAAAATCTTACGTTCATTGACGTAATGCTTACCCTTGCATCTCTTTGAGCATATTGTTCAAAAGCAGGAGCTATCAGGTAAAAATAACCAAGGGAATGAAAGCAATCAGATCTGAAAACAATTTGGTCTTGAGACTCTAGCCGCCACAATTGCTCTGTTTTTTTCGAGGTGTATAAACCGATGATGTGATGCATGTGACTATCCTGATTACTGACATTCTTATTGGTGACGGCAAGCTCAGTACTTTGCAAAGACTCAGCATAGCGGCCCATGCCATCCATTTGCCACGGTTTTGTCTGCTTCTGGCCGAAAACAGTCGCTCACGAATGACTGCTTTTGGCCGACAGACATCAATCATGACGGGCAGATGCCGACCCGAGTTGTCACCCTGACTTGCGACGGCAGGCAGTATAAGTGGAGTCGGGCTTGCACTCCGGTAACAGGAAGGTTGGCAGGGTTGGAGAGATGTCAAAATGACACTATCGAATGGCGGGTGTTATGCTCGATTCCCTAACCAACCATGCTCATGGGTAGCTTATGTTTTTACGTCATCCTCTCTCGTCGATCCTCTTTTGGGCCTTGTTGGTTACAGGTTGTGCGAGCCAACCTGTTTCCCTGAAACCAGCGGAGTCAATCCAGGTGGAGCCGCTGGGCCAGAGTCTGCCTCAGACTAGTTTACGTACTGTCTTGATGAACCAAATTATCAGCAATGACCCCGTTATCATCTCGTCGCTCAAGCCAGTACTCAGCGCCAATATCGACAACGATGTGCGTATTGCCGTGCTACGAAAGAAAGACGGTGGCGTGCTGCCTGATGGTTACTGGACCCTCTACAAGCAAAACTTGGAAGCGCTCCAGTACGACCTAAATCACCAGCACGACGCCGCACGAACCCAGTACATCGAAACCTACCGCGACGAGTTGAGCCGAGTAGACGACGGTACACTTCAAGCCATGGCCACGTCACCAAATGCCTTGGAAGAAAAGATTCGGCGCCAATGGATTTCACGCATGAGCGATAGAGCCGCGCGCTACATGGTCGCCAGCGAGCAATCACTGAACGCCGCCATTGAGGCCCATCTCAACCGCATGGCGTTGATGGATCGGCAATACAACGTATGCTCGATTAGTCCCGAATGCTGGGATGCACCTGTTAAAAAGTGATTTGATTCGATCGGGCCTTTTTCGTAGAAAGCTACCGATCATCACCGGCAGCTTTTGGCCGAAAGCAGTCAGTCGTTAAAGTCTGCTATAGCGCCATTGCTGCCTGTGGGTCAGACGTCATCGACGCGGGCAACCGAACGAAGTCCTGGCGTCAGCTTAGATACACTTCCAATCATTCTTCCATATGCCCGCGTCGCGGAGGGAAGATACCTCCTGTTTTTTTTCCTCACATGTCAACTCGGCATCAAACTTCACAAACGCAAAGTCTTGAGTCAGAGTCGCAGAACTCAATTGTTCAGACGCGATACCAATTACTTCTTTGATTCCGCCTATTCTAAGGCGTGCGGCTCTACAATAACAAATTAGTGACGCCCTACGTACGGCGCGATACTCTTCATAATTTTGATTCGACGTAGCTTTTAAGGACATCAATACATAAGCCCGACTTGGTCGATTCGGAATGACTATCGTTTTGGCAATTCTGTCGCCGGGATGATCTCTTGTTAGTGCATCTTTGTGAGCCTCAGCTAAAATCTGTCTAACGCTGCGCCTTTCTTCGGCCATTGCCCTCAATACCATTTCGTGCACTTGCACATCTTCTAGGCGGTAACTATCACAGGCAAACACGTCAGCCGTTTTGTTAACTATGTGTGACGTTTGATGTTCAATCAATCCATCCCACTGGTAGCTGATTTCCTTAGAGCTTTTCCATAAGCGGTACGCATTGCTCTTTGATATTTTTTTCCATGCCCCCTCCTCAAATGTAATAAGTGTTTCATTTGGTGGGATCGGGGAGAATGAAAAACCAAGATATTTTTCAAGAGGATGCAGAAAATAGTCTGCAAACAGATCCTCCTCTCCAGGAATTATGAAGTCCCTACCTTTTACGGAAAGGAGCTCCTCTTTTTTTGTTAGATACTCGATAAAATCTGGTGCTGTGTCCAATTCATCTAGAAGAACATCGAGAGTCAATTCGTCGAAAATATGTACGAATCGACGATTTTTTATTGGCCACCCCACCATAAAGGGGTGATTTTCATGCTCTCGTTCATTTATCATCGTATTTATAACGAGGCTACTCGAACTGCCATTCCCCCAATATTTTTCTGAAGCCTTAGCTGACCCTCGAGTAACTGCTACCAGATGTATTTTTCTCTTGCTAGCAGACGGAAGTGGAATAGGTAGTGGGTACTTGCACTCTGCATCCAGATAGATGCGCTCAGGAAACCTCTCAATAAATGATGACGCCCCCACCAATTGTCTTGATGATTTATTGACGGCGGTCTTGTACCATCTTTTCCATGAGGTGTTGTGATTTTCGGCTGCTGGATACTTACAATGCTTGTCCGAAAAAATGATAATATCGTTTCCAAACACTACAAGAAAGTCGCAAAGCTCTTTGCCTCCTCCCTCATCTGTGTAGGGATTTGAGTAGCTCCAGAAGTTTAGAAAAGCTTTTCTCGCTAACTTTGAAAGATAGCGTTCTGATTCGGTTGCACCGTCTGACGAGGTCTTTTGCCAGATAGCATTAGCATGAGATTTTTTCATAAAATACTTTAGTTATATTTTGAGCGGCGTGTTTAAGATCGTTGATTGTGGCGATGCTAGCTGGAGTCGATTTTCAATAATAGCCGTTAGCCACTATCCCGTCCATCGCCCACCTGCAACCGATGCCTCTAGTTTTGAGTTGATGCGAGAGCGGATTTTCACGTTGGTCGAAATGAACGACCAATTGGCTGCTGAAAAGGCCAAGGCCGCTGCCGCTCTGAAAAAAGCCGTCGACAACGTCGCCCATTTGCAAGACGAACGATCGGAACTGCTCCGCAAGGTTAACAGCATGTTGTTGGTATCGAAGCAGCGTGATCACCTTGATCAAGAAAATCTGCGACTGCTTATGGAGAAGCGAGAGCGGGAAAGCCGATAGCCTTCACGGAGTCCTGGCATGCCTGCAGGGCAATCAATCCTCGATCACCCTCATCGGTGATGGCGATAATTCGTTGAGCATGCGCCGGGTCAAGTTCGGCTCTTGTGGAGCCATGAACCACGCTGCCGGTGGCGGAGGTGGCTGACACCGATCCTTTTCCGACGCCGGTTGTGGCGTCGAGTAGGACTGACAGGCGCAGATCAGCAGTGGCAAGGCGGTCGCGCAGGCGACCTTGATCACGTTGGACATCGCTCAAGGCTCGGTAGTGGGTTTGTTCGCTGGTAGCCAGGCGCTGCTCGAGCGCGAGGCGTTTGTCCTGTTCAGTACGCTGCTGCGTGGCTGAAGTGAGAGTTATCTGGTTGAGGGTTTCGGTATGCAGGCGGCTCTGTTCGGCGAGCTGACTGCCGTATCGCCAGTCCTGTACTTGCCAGGTGATGGCCGCAGAACCACCGACCAAGACGACCAGCAGCACTCCTTTTGCCAGCAGCCGATACGGCGCCGGGATCATTTCGCCGAGACGCATAACACTGCCCTCGCCCGCCCCCACAACTCCAGCCGATCCTGCAGGCCATTGAGGCCGCCGTTGATCCTGCGGGTGATCGTGTTGAATTCGTTTTGATCGGCCAGCGCGTTCAGCCCATTCACTGACCAGAACCATGCGGCCGATTCGGCGGCCCACTGCGGCAGTTCCAGCAGTTCAGGCGTGCGCAACAATCGCTCGTCACCGAACAGCGCAAGGCTGCAGCGCAGGTAGTTGTCGTGGCCAGTGACCTGGATCAGGCCACGACCGCGATAGCGCTGGCCATCACCATCCGCTGCCGGCGTGTTGCCTAGTTTCGCAGCCAGGTTGCCGGTGTCGTATTTGCTCAGGTACTGGTCGCCGCCCAGTTCCCGGACGTACTGCAGCTGACCCGACTCGTGACCGACTTGCGCCAGGAACGCGGCTTGGCGCTTCGGCGTATTGATCTGTCGTTGGGCCATGGCTGCGTTGAGGGCGGATACAAAAACGCCCGCTTGGTGGCGGGCGTTGGGCATGATGCTTTGCAGCTGTTGTTCCGTGATGGACATACAAACTCCAGACGTAAAAAGCCGCACTCAGGCGGCGATGGGATGCGTTTACTGCTTCTCGATGTTCACGACCTTGAGGGGTGGTTTGGCCTCTTTCTCTTTCTTTTTCTTGCCCTTGGATTTACCTGCTTTGCCGGCATTGCATTCGACCGTGGTCGACCAGCCGGACTGGGTGAACACCTGTTCAACGGAGTCCGCCAGATATTCACCGTCAAGACCTTCCTTGAAGCCTTGGGCAAGAATCGGGAGCTCGGCAAAAATGTCGGTGCGGCCGGGCATCTCAAAGCGCACGTCGGCGGTCGAGCGATTGAACGCTGACAGACGGGCCTTAGCCGCTGCTTCGGCGGCGGTCTTGTTCGGGTAGATATGGCGATCGGTATGCACCGCCGGCAGACCGACCGGTGCGTCGTCGTTGTCGATGGTGACCACCGCCAGCTTGCCGTCCTTCTTGTTCTGGTGTTTGGTGGCCACAGCCTTATGCGAGTTGCGATCGCCGAGACTGAATTGCCAGCGGCTGAGGTCGCTACGCGTCAGGGTGATGGCACCGAACGCTTTACCGGTTGCGGTCTGACCACCTTGGCGCGGCATCACTAACAACTTGCCGTCCGCGACTTTGGCCGTGCAGTCGTACTGCTTGGCCAGCCGGGTGATGAAGTTAAAATCGGACTCGTTGAGCTGGTCGACCCGCGCGACTTTGGTTGAGACCGGGCACACCGGTTGCCAGCCATTGCGTGCGGCGATGTCGGCCACGATCTTCGACAGCGGCACGTCTTCCCAGCTCCCGCTGCGGATGGTCTTGCCACTGCCCCGCATGTCGCTGGCCTTACCCTTGATTACGATGGTATCCGGCGGCCCCGAGACCTCGACCGTGTCCACCGTGTAACGGCCCATGCGCGTCAGGGCTGTTTCGGCATAACCCAGATAGACCTCAATCGAGCTGCCACGGCGTGGCAATTTCACCTGACCATCACGGTCGTCGATACGCAACTCAAACTCATCGGACTCCATGCCCGGTTTGTCAGAGGTGCGCAGTAACAACAGCCGATCATTGATTTTGGCCGTGACGTCGGCACCATCGGCGACGATTCTAAACATTGGAGTCATGATTTTTTCCAATAAAAAACCCGCACAAGGCGGGTCAGAAAAACAAGGTGTCGTTACGCGTAACGCGGCGGGGCGCCGGCGAAAGCTTCACCCCGGGTCAATCCCACAGGCTCACGCCCTCATTGGTTGGGCTGGGCAAATCCGGCAGGACGATAACAACGCCATACCGGAACGGCTGAGGCTCCTCAACACCGTGCCCGAGGGTGTGCCGGGAACGTTCGCGTTGAAGGTTGGCGTACTGGAAACCGGTATCACCGAGGAAATGTATCAGGAGTTAGAGCGCCTGATTGACGATGCCAAGCCTGTCACGCGACACCTGACCGGACTGGCGATCAGTCTGGAAACTCAAGGTAATTTAGATATTTCCGTATCCCTGTACGACGGGGACGAAATCGATGTTTACCCACCCGTCATGCGTGACATCGAGGTCACCGGCAGCTTTGGCGTGGTCGGTCGCGAACACACCATAGACACCTTGGACGTTTATTATGATTGATGCGAATTCGCAATTTTTCGCGATCCTCACGAACGTGGGGATGGCCAAGCAGGCGAACGCCGACGCGCTCGGCATTCCCTGGCTGATCACGCAAATGGGCGTGGGTGATGCCAACCCGAACGGACTGGCGGATCCGCCTAATCCGGTGCCGTCGGCCAGTCAAACCAAACTGATCAGCGAGTGGCGGCGCAAGCCGCTCAACCAACTCAAGATTGACCCGATCAACCCGGCGGTGATCATCGCCGATGTAAAGCGGAGCACGCTGGAGGATCCCGGCGGCAGCAGCGAGCTCAGGGCCGTGGAGCTGGCATGCCGTTCCGTTCTTAACCGAGGTGAGAGGAATGCGCCCTTCTGAAGCAACCGCTCGATCGAGCAACTGCCCTTTGTTCATCTCAAGACTGATGACGAGCGACGACTTGCTTTGCCGGACGGCCGCATTGATCACGAATCCCATGGCGAGCGTGGTCTTGCCCATCGCAGGGCGACCGGCAACCACGTAAAGGTGGTCTGGTTGCAAGCCACCAATTTTTTCGTCGAGGTCTTGTAGGCCAGTCGACAAACCGATCAGTGTTTCGCCACGGGCATGGCGATCATGACGCTCCTGCCAAACCTCCAACTGGTCGACCAGCACATCACCGACTTTGACGATGTCGTCGTCACCAGAACCGCAATCAATCGCCATGGCGGCTGCTTGGACGGCGGCGATCTTGGTCTGCACGTCCTGATCGCTATGCGCGATATCCATGGCATGCCGGGCAGAACACAAATGCCCCACTTCTACGAATCAAGCCAGCGGGCGAGGATCAGCGTGTCAGAGAACACGGGCGCCTAGAATGGCACTCCATTAGGAGCGGAAGCAAGAAACAACCTTGACGTAACCAACCGTGCATGATAAAGCTATATTTCCTAAATAGGCATGCAGAAGGACAACTGCAATGAAAGAAATGTAATCGATGACTATTAAAATAGCGCCAAATAAAAGCCACTTTTGAAAGTGGCTTTTATTATTAATAGATTTAAGGATCGACGAAACTAACTTTTATCATCAAATCCGGGTTCAGCATCCATAATTAGCTCTGCTTCAAGCGCACTATCTTTTTCTTTTTCTTTTTGTTCTTCTTCTGCCGCCTGCTGCTCTGCTACAACTTGAGCATCACTAACAATCTCCGAAAGCTTAGAAAGATACTTATATCCAAAAACCTCTTCATAACCTTCTAAAAACTCGGGAGTTTCTCGAAAGTCCTTGAATAACGGCCAATCGTGATACGCCTCTTCGACCACTATCTCTCCAGCCTTGCCAATCTTCAGCATATATTCTTTAGCGGATACATAATCTTCCACGAGAACAGCACGCGCTAGACGGAAGTCGTATATAACTGCGGACCAATCTTTTTTTTCCAGGATTTTTTTAGCTGCAGCTGCGCCATTCATCTGTCGGACAGCTATTGCATGATTCAACGTAAACATTCGATCCATTAAATCCTCAGAAATTTTCGGCATTTTCTGAGCAAAACGACACAACGCAGCTGCCTTATGATACTGCCCCAGATGAAGGTAGTCATATATCAGGGAGTTCAATTCTGAGTCAGCTTGCCTACGTTCATCCGGCAACATTTTACGCCAGATTGTATGACCCAACATTACACCCACCTCCATAACAAGGTGGCAGGTTTGATAAAAATATTTTGCGCCGATCTCCAACTGACTTCCTACAACATCTTCTTTAGCAGGCTTATACCCCGCCTCTATACAAACTTTAAGATACTGTTGACTGATCACTCCGTCACAGTGCGTAAACAGATTTCGACGCTGCGACGCCTCAATAAATGCTGGCCATGAGTCAAACTTTGTTAACGTTTCAAAACCAAATCTCCTTTCAAACTCCTTAAACTGCTCTCCATAGCTCTTTCTTCGGACAGTTTCGATTTCCTTCTCTAGAACGGCTGACTTAAACTCGTCAAGCGAAGGATATTCTAATACATCGCAAACACTGAATTGGGCCCCAACCCCCTTAAAAAGGTCTGAGCGAATAGAATAAACACCTTCCATCAACTCACCAATAAACTTATCAAAACACGTAAACAACCCAATAAATAAACTTCTCTCCAAAGTTACTATCGTCGCATCATTACTTAATCTTTTTGCAAGTCTGAGCATTGTTCTTAGATTACGTGCAGCAACCAACTTCTCTTCAGCTGAGCAATCGCTATCTAGAACCTCCTGAGCTGATAAAAAGGTGCTTTGCAGTTCTTTTGCACGCCTTATATAAGCTTTTCTCGCTTGCGGGATACAGTTTTTAGCAGACTCTTCGATATCATGGACCTTATGAACAAACCTGCTCAAAGCACTAGCAATAAGATGCAAAGGGGGCCCCTCAATCTCAACCTCAATTCCGCCCTCGACCTCTTCAACTTCTGAAGCCAGGTCAGAGCCGCTGATTACGGGCTCCGCTTCATTATTACTAGGGTTCTGTTGAGCCAAATCGTTCATTTCCAATCCTTTGACAAAGTCTTAATTAATACTGGACTGGCTGATCATGTCACAGTGCCATAAAAGCAGGTACACCTATGCCCAAAGAAAACAAAACGGCCGAGTCGCTGCAGGTTGAGCGCTCGACTGCCACGAAGCTGGTGATCACCGGCGCGGCGCGTCTCGAAGCGATTACCGTGTTCCTCGAGGACTTTGGCCCCCGCGACTGCTCTACTGAATCCGACCCGAGCTATCAGACCGCCCAGGGCAAGATCACGATCAACTGCTGGGACAACAGCTGGAACGCCTACTGGGGTGGCATGGGCCCGCGTACTGTCGCGGAGTTTGTCGCCGACTGCGACTGGCATTACATCCTCAACTGCCTGGATCGCGGGATCAGCCCCACCGTGTTCAGCGGTAACGCCCTTCACGCTCTGGCCAAGAAGTGCATCGTTCAGCGCCGCCGGCAACAGACAGGGCGCCATGAGTGGGAGCTGGGCGAGCTGAGTAAAGATGAGGCCCGTGAACTCTGGCATGACATCGACGTGCTGCGCAGCATCGAGAGCCCGAGCGAATGCTGGCATCAAAGCCCGCTGCTGACCGCGTTGTTCGGGGATGAGTGGCATTATCCGGTTGGCGATCGCGCTGTCGAAGAAAACCACGACTTTAAATATCTACGACGCATCGTCGAGACCGTTCAGGGAGCCCTGCGACAGGATCAACAGCATTCACCACCTTCAATCACTGCTGCTCAGCCGACCTGCCAATCTCTTCGCGCGTAGGCATTGTCCAGTCAGAGGCTCTTTTCTCATAGATAGATTGTTCTTGCTTTGTTGGCTCGTAACCAAAAGCTAAAAAATAAACTGCGAGTGAAAATGCCGCTAATCCAGCGCGGCCAACTGGATCTGCGTCTTTGGAAAGGCGTCCGCCAGGCGCGACATGAATGGCTTCCCCCCTTATAAATGCGAACACTGCTTGACCAAAAAACGCTTGAATAAGAAGCACAGTCCAAAAACTCTTCCAATCTCCAATGAACCGAATACAGACGTTTAGAAGCGAGGCCGTGGTCATGAGCAAGAGCAACCAATACTGACAGCGCCTCAAATACCCCATAACTCGATTGACCGCTCTCAAACCTAATACTCCATTCAGTTAGTTTTCAAATCAGCGTACTCAGATATCGGCCAACGTAGCCCGATCCTAAACCACACCCCCCTTGAAAGTCAGCCGCTATAGCGGCAAGGGCGCCCCCCTTCGGCCGCCACGCGCGGAATGGAGCATCACAATGGAAACCGAAATCCTCTCCGACGAGGAACTGGCTGTACTCACCGGCTACAAGGCTCGGGCCTACCAGCGCCGATGGCTCATTGATCGCCAGTGGGTGTTCATCGAAAGCCGCGGCAGACGCCCACTCGTGGGTCGGATGTACGCACGCATGAAACTGGGCATGATTAACCCCGCCATTGCCGACCCAAACCCGCCGCCGACAGTGCTGGCATGGACGCCAGACTATTCGCGAGTGAACTGATATGCGCCCCCGCAAGACCGAGCACCAGCACCTCCCCCCTCGGATGTACAAGCGTTCTAGGAAGCGTAAAAACGGCAATATCTGGACGGCTTACTATTACCGAGATCTGCTCGGCCACGACATTCCGTTGGGCAAGGATCTCGACAAGGCCAGACTTAAATGGGCCGAACTGGAAGCCAAGGAAAAGCCGCTAGACCTGCGCACCATGAAGGGAATCTTTGACCGGTACATACGTGACGTGGTGCCTAAGAAAGCACCGCGCACGCAAAAGGACAACCTGGCGGAAATCAAGCAGCTTCGGCCGATGTTCGATAGTGCCCCTATCGACTCAATCACGCCGGCAACAATTGCTGGCTATCGGGATGCGCGGTCAGCAAAGGTCAGGGCAAATCGCGAGATAGCGACTCTATCCCACATTTTCAATATTGCCCGTGAATGGGGGCTGACGACAAAGGAAAACCCCTGCCAAGGTGTGCGCAAAAATAAGGAAACGCCGAGGGATTATTACGCTAACGATTTGGTTTGGGATGCGGTGTATATGAAGGCAGCTCAGGAGCTGAAAGAAGCGATGGATCTGGCTTATCTGACGGGCCAGCGGCCTGCCGACGTGCTGGTCATGCGGAAGGATGATGTGGTGGGCGGGTATCTAACTGTTCAGCAGAACAAAACGCACAAAAAGCTGCGTATTCAGACGACGACCGCCGGAGAATCAAACAGCCTGGGCAACCTAATTGCGGCGATCGTTGAGCGGAATGTTATGCACGTTTCGAGCTACTTAATCATCAACCGAAGCGGCAAGCGTATGACGGCGACGATGCTTAGGAAGCGATGGGATGCGGCTCGAAAGAAGGCGAAACTGGAGGCCCTAGAAAAGGGCGATGAGCTGCTTGCAAAACGGATTGGTGAGTTTCAGTTCCGGGACATTCGCCCAAAAGCCGCTTTGGAGATCAGCGATGTGGGTGACGCCAGCCTGCTGCTTGGACACACGAAAGGCGACATTACCGAACGGGTTTATCGCCGCATTGGCGCCATCGCCAAACCCTCAAAATAGGCAAAAAAAGAGTTCCATAACTCAAAATACGCGCCTTGTAGAATGCGGCCTGTAGAGGCTTCATGAAACAAGAGTACTGGAACGAAAAAACGTCTGAGGCCGCGTATTTAGCGGCTTTCCGTAGCGGTCTTGAAAACCGTCGACTGTAACAGGTCCATGAGTTCGAATCCCATCGCCTCCGCCATATTTGGTACCGACAAAGCCCTGATTATTCAGGGCTTTGTCGTTTCTGCAATTCGATTTTCCTGGTCATCCCTTTCTGGATTGTTTCCGCAACTTTTCGGTCATTTCCGCAACTCTATCCCTTCGATATCGATGATCCGACCTCGACACTCAGGTGAGTTTGGCTATCTTCAACAGGCAGCTTCCGGCCAAAAGCAGACGTTCAAAAATGGCAGGTATCGACCCGAAGCGGGCATTACTAAAGCGTGTTGAGTCGTGCCTCAGCCGTTCCGGTCTCGAGCTATTGCGCTACTTGCGACAACGCATGAATGACATCCGCAACCATCTTTTCAGCACTGTTCATCCCGTCAATCCGTAAGACCGGAGCGGTCTGCTCTGATAGCCACGCCTCGTGCCACGCCCGGTTGCGTCCTGAAAAGTTCGGATCGTCATACTGCGAAGCCCATTCCCGAAAGGCTACATGTATCTCATGCATGTCACCGCCCGGTGCTATCCGATCTCCAAAACGCTCCTTTTCACGGGCGGCCAGCCGTTCAAGGCGAGTGGGTGTTGGAGTTACAACGAAAACAATCAGATCGACATGGGTAATCAGTGCTTCTCCCCAGACCATGCAAGAACCGGTCAGCACCCAATCGTCATCACCGAACTTTTGCTGGATCAATGACACGCGCTCACTGGGAGTTCGCTTGGTCGTAAAAGGAGGGTCAGTGCGCATCCAGAAGTAATCATCGACATCGACTTGGCGTACACCGAGCAGAGTTGCGACGTTTTGACCCAAAGTAGTCACGCCCGCACACGAAGCACCTGTAATGTAAATCCGCAATTTTTCCTCCATGAATACAAGTCTGTTTCGAGGCAGGCAATATATCCCTTACTCGATTGGGTCTCACTTTTTTCTGGGCTGCAAATGACTGCTTCTGATCGGAAGCAGTAGTTCCCGGATGTCCGCTTCTGGCCGGATCCCGTCCTTCCCGACAGGGAGATTTTGTTCACCCCGTCTTGAATTATTGCTCTGAATACTCAAATGGGTATCGGGCCTAATGAAAGGCAGTCATCGCAGATCACTCTGTTTCTGCCGTTCTGCTTCGCTAGGTAAAGACGTCCATCAGCTTTGGCTACCAGATGATCCAGATGATCGCAGCCGTCACCTCCCAACTCAGCTACTCCGATGGACACGGTAATGCGTATCTCGGTCGATGGTGCCGTGCGCGACAAGGTTCGAGGATCGGGAAGGCAGACGGAATTAGCGATGGCATTCCGTATTTTTTCCGCAATCGAAGTCGCCTCCTTCAGAGTTGCACCGGGTAGCAGCACACAGAACTCTTCGCCGCCATATCGAACTACCAAATCCTGCGTACGCACCAACGCACGACATAACGTCGCCAGATGCTTGAGAACTTCGTCACCAGCCGAATGCCCCCAGTTGTCGTTGATGGCTTTGAATTTGTCTATATCGAGCATCATCAAGGCAATGGGTTTTTCGCCACGTAGGCGCTTGGTCATCGTCGCGAAATCAGCCATCAAGCGACGACGATTGGCCAACTGAGTCAATGTATCTATCAGGCTTAACTCGCTCAATTGAGCAATGAGCGCCAATTGTCTTTTCAGCAGTAGATCCACAATCAATAGTGTCATCAACATCAACAAACCCAAAGAAATCCAGATCCACACAAACACATTGCTAAATTGCGATACGACCGTCCAACGGAGGTTTGCTTTCGAAATTTTGTCGATCAACATGAGCCCCGAACGATCGAGCTTGCGATAGAGAAAATAGTCGCTCCCTGTTTCAAATTCGCCGGATGCCCGCTGAAACAACTCGGACACGGTGACTGAAGGCCGGTTTTCCAAGGTTATCTTGAGCCAGTCCTCCTCTCGCGTGGAGAAACTTTTCTCGTTTGAACCTATCAGAACGCCTCGCTGATCGAGCAGGACATGTATTTCCCCGGGAGACGTCGTCTCTTGCATGTAAGCTTGCAGCCGTTGTTGAGGCACATCGAACACGATCGCACCCCTGACCTTTCCGTTGACTAGCAACGGTGTCCCGAACTGCAAGCGATTCCCTGAAGAGATCGGACGGCCCACGCGTGCGAAGAATGCAATAGAAGAACCGAATTGCGCCGTAGGGCTGCTCTGAAGCAGGCTCGAGGTAGCAATCTCATGCAGCGCAGGTTCGACCTGATCGGCATCGATCGCGGGATGGGCCACGATTACGCCGGAAGTAGACAGGTACAGGACATTTGCAAGATTCTTACCTTGCTGATACTGCACGGGCAGGAGCTGGCTCATCAACTGCGCCAGTTGCAGATCTTCGCGTAATTGAGCGGGATCACGCTGGAACTCGGGAATCGTCTGCAAACGCGTAACGCCAAGGGCTAGAATAGGAGCGTTCTCTGGCGCAACCGGCAAATTCCAAACATCATTTTTTGCCGAGTACTGTGTCATTTTTGGCGCGAGTTCAGAATTGGTATTTTCTGGATTTTTTCGTTCATTGAGCAGAGTGCGTTCTGCGGTTGAACGCAGGAAGCGCAGTTGCTCCTTCAAGGTATCGATTCCGGAATCGACGGCGATGGCCTGCAACTGCAAATTGTACTGACGAGAGTTAATTTCACGATGCCAACTCACCCAGTACTGGCGGCCAGCCAGTACCGTGGTCACGATGAATACCGCGAAAAAACATAACATCACGATGCGCCTGGGGCGGGTATCTCCAGAGAAGAAGCGTCGAATACCCTTCGATAGCCGCTGCCATTGCATTTGACGCCCCCACGATCAGAGATGAGCAGTAAAGATAGATCACCCTAGATGCACCTGCTTCTAACGTCAGATACATCGGCCATGGGTGGTGATCTCGATTGCTCTGCATTTGCTTTCCTCAACGCACAAAAAGCCCCCAATCTTTGTCGTTAAGGAATGGCTAAAAGGGGTCGAAAAACACAGCCACCTGACTGTCCGCTACTGGCCGAACGCGGACAATACAGGCCACGTCATAAATGCAGCTGTTTTACTCTTCCAGTGCAAATCCATAGTCGCCGTTTCTGCCATTCGGGAATGGCGCACATTGCCTCACTTCCCGCGTGATCGCGGCAGGTGAGGCCTGCACCGGCACTGCACGTTACAAGGTGTAGGCAATACCGACTTGTACTGTTCGCGGTGCTCCCGGATAGGCATAGACGTTACCGAATGCACCCTCTTCATAATCACGGTCAAACAGGTTCTTCACGTCAAGATTGAGCCGCACCTTGTCATTGACCTTATAGAAGCTGAGCAGGTCGACCACGG